GCATACTTTAATATTGTTGATCCAGGAATTCAAGAGTTTACAGTGCCAGCAGATGCTAATTACACCATAGAAGCAATAGGTGCTGAAGGTGGGCAATCAACAAACACAGGTAGTACACCAGGCGGTGGCGGCTATCCTGCAAGAATGATAGGAACTTTTACACTTACAGGAGGAGATGTACTTAAAATTGCAGTTGGACAAGCTGGCAGAGGTGGTTCAGGCTGGGAACGATCAGACCCGGGCGGTGGTGGTGGTACGTTTGTTTGGATAAACGATCCACCAAGTGATCCTCTGATAATAGCTGGTGGAGGCGGTGGCCGTCGTGGCACACAAGGCAGTACAGCTAATGTAAATGCACAATCAGGAACAAGTGCTGGTTCAGCATATGGCGGCGGAGTAGCTAACCCGACAGATTCAACTGCTCCTGGTCAGGTTGTCGCAGTTGGTAACGGCTCCTGGCAAACTAGTAATCGTTATTCGTGTTCAGGCGGTGGCGCAGGCTGGCTAAGTGAAGGTAATGATGGCGGTCGTTCGGGAGGATCAACTGCGTGGTTTAAACAAGATGGTAGTAGTTGTGGATCGTATGGACTATTTGGAAGAGATTTGAGAATGATTTCTCTGAGAGACGGGGTTAATAGAATGTATGACTATACTAATACTGAAGTAAGCCAAACTCAAAAACTATGGGGCGGCTGGGGTTCTTGTGATGCTGGATTAGCTAACGCTCATACAGGCGGTTTTGGCGGTGGCGGCGGAGGTGGCTGCGGCGGCGAAGGCGGCGGTGGCGGGTATACAGGAGGCGGTGCTACATATGGAGGCAACGACCATGGCGGCGGCGCAGGATCATACAACGGAGGATCTAATCAATCTAACACAGCTGGATATACTGGTCACTCGAGTTTTCACGGTGCTTGTATTATAACAAAGATATAAAAAATGTATATTAAAGTTATTGACAATAACCCTATTGGAAAATACACAGTTGATGAAATCATGCAAGAACATCCTGGTGTAGATATTTTTGGTAATGCTGCATTAAAAAGAGCAAAAAAACCGTCTGAAAAATTACTAGCTGATATTGGATTCTATCCTGTGATCACAACACAATATCCTGACATCTGGGGTAAAGTAACTTACGAAGTTATGCCAGAACGCAGAGATGATGGAAAATGGTATCAAGTGTGGAAAGTTAGAGAGTTCAATCAAATTGAAAGAAATAAAATTTTTGTAACAAAAGAGGTTGTAAAGCATCGATTTAGTATCTGTAATACATGCGAACATTATAAAAAATTAACAAAAATATGTGCAGAATGTGGATGTTGGATGCCTTTGAAAAGAAAACTAAAATTGGCAGGTTGTCCTGAAGATAAGTGGTAGGTAAATAATTATATGGCTATAAATTTAAAAGATCCACTACTCAAATCAATAAAAGAAAATGTAATTGCATTTCCTGGAGTCTCTGATTCTAATATAAATTCGGGATATGGCCTGCTGTTGTTTAGTGCAGATAATACAAATGTTTCTTGTCATATTAAAGATATACGTGCTAAACTTTTAGATAACACTGTTAGTGGAGTCAAAGTAAGTCTAAATGCTTATGATGGAACAAACTATTTTTCTATAGCTAAAAATATTCCTGTAAATGCAGGTGTATCTTATGTTGGTCAGACTGTTTCATTGATAAATGAAAGCACTGGTCTTTGGTTGTCTAATCAGCCAGGCGAAATTCAGAAACTATATGGAGAAGTTAACAGTACTGGTCTTGGAGTAACTCACTTTGAAATTGACTACGAATTATTTTGGTTAGATCAAGCAACAATTGCAGGCACATTTCTTGTAACATTTACAACCACCGGCACTACTTCATGGACAGTGCCTGCTGGTACGAATTCGGTAGATATTGTTGCTGTTGGAGGCGGTGGCTATGGCGGACTACAAGGTGGCGGCAATGGACCCGGTGGAGGCGGTGGCGGTGGTGGCGCACTTGCTTATAAAAATGATTGGAGTGTGACACCAGGTGATAGTATGACAATAGTAGTGGGCGCCGGCGGAACAAGTGCAACAATAGATGGTGGTGACAGTACTGTTAGCTATGCAAGCAACACCCTTGTCGCTGGCGGTGGAGAAAGCGGCGGCGACGGAACTACTAACACCAACGGAGGCCCAGGTGGTCAAGGTGGACAACCTAGTGGATTTAGAGATGGTGGAGGATCTGGCGGCTCAGGCGCAGATGGCGGACCAGATGACGGCGATGACGGTAATCCTGGATCAGGCGGCGGCGCTGGTGGTTATTCAGGTAACGGTGGCGACGGAATAAATGCTCCGAGTCCGAGTTCAAACTATACAGCACCTTCAGGTCAAGGCGGCGGTGGCGGTGGCGGTGGTCCATCATCAGGAACATATGAATGGGCTGCTGGAGGTGGCGGTGTAGGTATATTAGGCGAAGGTCTAAGTGGCGCCGGTGGCGAAAATATTGGCAACGGAGTTCCAACTGCTGGCGGAGGTGGCTCCGGAGGTGCAGATGGCGGTTCTGGAAGTGCTAACGGTAATAACTTTGGTGGCGCATACGGTGGTGGTGCCGGCGGCGGTGGAGGATCCGGCGGCGCAAATACAGGCGGACAAGGTGCTGTTGCTTTAACTTATTATCAAGATAGTGTTTTTACAAATTCGAATGCGCCAAATCCTCCAACTTTAGATCACAATCAGCGATATATACAATCAACGATTGAAATATCAGGAGGATCTGCATACACATTAGAACTATTTGAAAGTCAAAAGGTGTCTGGCAGTTACAATTGGAGTTTGTCAGGAACTACAACTAATATATCTCCTACTTCAGGAACTGTGACATTTACAAATGGTTATGCCAGTATTAATTTTACTACCAGTAATCCTTCAGCGAGCGAAATTTGTACTTTTGCTACTGGCAGTAATGAGTTTACTTCTACTATTACCGTCCTTCCAGTCACAGCTTTATACAGTTTTACTAGTTTTACTTTTACTAATGCAGGAGTAGTAGGAAGAAACGGTCCTTCTTTGGCTACAGCACTGGCAAGTTACAATACAACAAATGATCCTTGGCTTAACAATACTTCATACTTTAATGTAGTAAGCGGAATCCAATATTGGACAGTGCCAGAAACAGGCAATTATTTAATAAATGCTCTTGGTGCAGGCTCAATAGTAAACTCTAACTGGACTAATAATAATAGTCAAAACGGAGCAAGAATACAAGACACTTTTTCTCTTACAAGCGGCGAAATTATAAGAATACTTGTTGGTCAGCAACCAAATACTACGGTAAATACCGCCAACGGTGGTGCAGGCGGAACATATGTTGTAAGGACACCTTACAACACAAATGCGTCTATATTAGTTATAGCCGGCGGTGGCGGTGGCGGCGAATCAAGTCCAGCTTCAAACACAATGCAGTACGGTCAAACAACTACCAGTGGCGGAGACGGTATAGCGCCTGTTAGTACCACTGGCTCAGGTGCAGGCGGTACAGCCGGAGGTGGCGGTGGAACAGCAACTAGTGCCAACGGTGGCGGAGGAGGCGGCGGCTTCTTTACAGACGGAACAAGAAACAACAATTGGAATAATGATGGTGGCCAGGCATTTGTAAACGGTGGTGTTGGTGCTGTCGCTGGCGCCACAACAGATGGCGGATTTGGCGGAGGAGGAGGTGCCGGCGGGAATGGTTCCGGCGGCGGGCCTGGCGGCGGGGGCGGCTATTCAGGCGGGGGCGGCGGCGACAACGTAAGTGCATCATATGCAGGCGGCGGCGGCAGCTATTTTGCTAACGGATTAAATATTAATAGGATAACAACAGCAAACAGTAATAGTGGAAATGGTCAAGTAACTATTACAAAAGTACCATAAATTTAAGGAAGAAATATGCCTGTAAGAAATTTTAGATATATCGGTAATAAACAATCCAAAAGTTTAAGTGACGGTTCTGGGGTAGCAGAATTATATGATATCTATGCTAATAGACTTGGCGGTGTTAGTAATTATCCTCATACTCTTTATGTTACCAGTAATTATGACAGCATTAGTTCTCTAATAGAAGGTGACAGATTTGGACCTACGTTTACTCTAGAAGGATATTATGTACAAGAAACATTCACTTTATCAATAAGCAGTGGCACTGCTTATTTTAGAGACAGCACAGGAGGCAATTCTACACCTACAGTCAATGCAAGCACAGGTACTGCAAGTATTGCTTTTTCAACAACAACTTTTACACTTGCAAGTGGTTTCGCAGCATCAGGTGCTGGTAATACATTTACCATGAGATTGACAGGAAGTATAAGCGGGATAGTATGGGAAAAAACATTTAATATTACACAAGGCACTTATGATCTAACATTTAATAGTAGCAGTTATAATGAAGGTAGTAGTACAGCTTGTACACTTACCTACAGTGGAGCACCACCTAGTGAAACTATATACTATGGTTTTAGTCCTTACGGTAATGTTGGTGGAACAGGTATTACCACTGCTGATGTTAGCAGCACTGTAACAGGATCGTTCACTAGTAGTAGTACTGGTAGTGGAACAAGGAATATAACCGGGCCGACAATGGTCAATGACTTCTTAACAGAAGGTGCAGAAACACTTCAATGTAGAGTTTCGCATTACAATTTAAGTTCATTGAGTAGCTATTATCTAGATTTTGCAAATGTTACAATTAATGATACTTCACTGACACCCAGTGCTAGTGTAACCGCCAGCACCACCAGTGTAAACGAAGGCAGCACTGTTACTTTTACAGTTACCATGACAAATTACTCAAGTGGCTCAGTAAATTACGACTTTACATTGAGTGCAGATGCAGAGTCTTCGGATATTTCACCTTCGAGTGGTTCAATATCGATCAGTAGCAGTACTGGATCGGTGGTGATAACCGCAGTAGCAGATGGCTATACAGAAAGTGGTCAAACTGAAACATTTCAATTGAACATTTTATCGCCCGCGGACGGAACCACTGTAATAGGAAGTAGTCCTGTGGTAACAATCAATGATACTAGCACAGGCACAGCTGAACCAGCAGGTATTGGCAGTGATCTACCCACTATTAATAGTACACTAAGCAGTTACACAGAATCGACTGCCGTATCAACTGTTGTCAGTGCATTATCAGGATTAGGTTACACTACACTAGCAGTTATAGGGTACAGCAACTGTGCAGAATCTTTGTCAGGTACTAACAGCTCGTTAACCGGATTCGGGTTTAGATATGACTTGTGGAATAGCAGCACCAACTACATGGATTTATCAGCTGGTTTTACTAACAGCACCTTAAATGGTTATCCTTATCTTGCCTATGCTGGATTTAATGCTAATACTTTTTATGGAACAGCCGTTGCAATGTACCGTGATTATACAAGTGCAACCACACTGTTAAAAAACCTGTGGTATCCCAACCAAGACAGAGAATTATACACACATGTTAGAAATGCCAACGGAACCACAGTAGAAGACACCAGCGGAAATACATCAACAATTTACAGTGATAACCAACAACCTACTACTAACGGATACTACCAAACTGGTAGGTTTTCATTAGATGACGGGTCATGGGGTTTTAGAAACGGGCTTACAAGATTAGACGGCAATGGCGGCCCCTACCTCAATCAAAGCAGTTCGAATGCATACGGATGTGAAAACCCAAACGCAGGTGACACCTCAGCAAATGACTTTTTCTGGGGAAGTGTTGCTGTGTCTACTACCTACAAGTTTTATGTGTTCACTAAGTTTTAAAGGAAAATCAATTGAGTATACAAAATACATATTATTCATTAGACGGCGCATATCCTGTGCTAGGTCAATATCTTTATGACGAACCAGATAGATTTCCCAACAGATTGAGATTAGAAGACGGTAGTACAGTAACAGATCCTGACACCTTTACCAATGAAATACTAGAATCTGTGGGATATATTGCAGTTGATAAGCCTCCTATAATAACTGCGAGTCAAGTGTTAGAATGGGTCAGTGAAAGTTTATCTTGGAATATACGAGAAAAAAATGCAGAAGAAATTGATGCCGAATGGGAAAAAGTTAAAACACTTAGAGACGATCATCTTAAAGTATTAGATTGGCGATTTGACAGATATAAATGCCAAGTTAGACAAGGATTAACTACAACTGACAGAATTGAAGTACTAGATGAGTATGCTCAACAGTTGAGAAATATCACTGAGCAACAAGATGTTTTTAATATCAATTGGCCTAGTCTAGATGAAAACGAAGTGTTAAATAGTTAGGCAGGAGAAAACAAATGGTAGATTTAACAAAATTATATTCATTAAATGGAGATTATCCAACTTGGTTACCTGACAGAATAAGATTGAGTGATGGAAGCACTAAAACAAATAGAGAACTGTTTACACAAGAAGATTTAGATGATGCAGGATGGATACAAGTTGAAGATCCACCAATTCCGGTCGTTGCATCAAGCCAATTTACAGGATCCGAAGAAGGAGGTAATTCTGCTCAAAAATTAATCTGGACCGGTGTTGCTTGGGAAATTGTAGACAAGGACGAACAAGAACACCAAGAGCAATGGGTTAGAGTCAGAAAACGTAGAGATAAATTGCTAGAAGAATTTGAATGGAAAATTTATAGATATGAAAGCGAAGTAAGACAAGGGATTACTCCAACAGATGACATATCTGAGATAGACACATATGTACAAGCACTGAGAGATGTTCCTCAGCAAGACGTTGAAAGTCCATGGCATGTTGTATGGCCCACTGCTCCTACACAAGAAGAAGGCCCAGCAGCATCTGACGAACCTTAAAAACTATCCAACCAATTTGGTAAATCTAATTTGTCTTTTTGACGCTCGTATATAGTTTGTATTTTGTCTGTTATTTCTCTGTTGTTTAGCACAAGGTATGCACCTCTGTGTAAAGGTTTAGGCCAACAACCTAATTCAACCCAAGCATAACCACTGCTTTCATGATTGCAGTTGGGTATAAACTCCTCAAACACTGTAACACAAAAAGCATTGTATGTAAACTTTTTATCGTCACTTAAGAACGTGTGCAGTGGATAAACTTTTTCAATATCTGGAAGTATACCAATTTCTTCTTTGCATTCTCTGAGCAGTGTTTCTATTGGACGTTCTTTGCGTTTGGCTTTGCCTCCCCAAAAACTCCACTTGAGTGGATGACTTGAATTTTTACTTCTTTGTTGTAGCATTACTCTGCCCGTATCGAGGGCTAGAAAACAACATCCGCTTGCTTGTATCATTATAGGTATAGTCGCCAAAATCCTGGATTGTAAGTTCCTTCAAAACTGTTAATCCATTGTGATCCTGTCCATTTTAAACTGTCTAGTGTAGTTGTGTTTGTGGTATATTCTATACTGGTGATTGCACTGGCATCAAATACAACATTCCATGCAGCACCGTCGTACTGTATTATATCGTTAGCACTGGCAGTAGCGCCAGCCCATTCGACACCTGTGGGCAAATCTTTTAGAATCAAATACCTATCACCTGTGTTTGCCGCAGTAAGTGTTCCATCACCTGGATAACTTAACTCTGGATCAATGACTGCATCTACAGGATCTTGTGTATTGCTGGGTGTTGTTGAATTATCCAATACAATATCTAGTAGGTTTTTATTACTGGTGTTCACAGTTATTGTTCCTACTACGTCTCCAGTGGTATCTCCGGGGTCATTTGTTTGTTTCAATCTAATTTGACTCACATCATCTCTGAATTCACCAAATGGTTCAAACACACTTTCCCAACTCAATATATTTCCAGCACTGTCTAGGTTACTGCCATTTTGATTCAATAGTTGTGCAGTTGCACTTCCGCTGGAATTAACTTCAAATTTCATTTTGTATTGATCCAGTGTTACCACTTTGTAGCTGGTAAAGATTGGAGTGTAGTTTCCTCCTGCTCTCAAACTTTCTAATCCTGCATCATTTACTTCGTCTATATTGTCAATGATAGTGTGGATAACTGTGTTTCTGATAACTTTAGCGGGAGGATTGATCAACACTGGTAGTTGGAAAGTAAGTGTACTGATATCAATGATATCATCTACACCGCTGGGTATTGCTCGCATGCTCCATGTTGTGCTGATCAATTCAACATAACTCAGTGTACTCCAATCCAATGGATTGTTGTTGGTGTGTATGTTAAGTGTTGGATTGAACAGTACCAGTATTTGCTCCAACAATTGAAGTTTTTGTTCTGTGTTTGATGTCCACAAATCCACCTGCATGGTAAGTGTATAAGGCACAGGCTGGTGTCTTTTGATACTGTATACCTGTCCTATTTCATTTTCGTAGCTGTTGGTAAATTCGTTGTATTTCTTTTCATACACAGGCATGGTTTCTTCATACTGCGGAAAAGTCCTACTCTGTGGTGCAGTTTCTAGTCCTGTTACATGACAACTGATAAACGGTGTTGTTTGCAACATGTTTTCACTGTTTTCTCTGACAATGTGTGCTGCCATTCTACTAACATCGCCGTAACGCACAGGCACTGTTTGATACACAATGTTGCCTTCACTGTCTGTGTGCATAGCAACTTGGAAACCTGCAAAGATACGAATAAACTGCTGAATATATTTTCGCAGTTGTTTATCGTAAAAATACGGTACCGCTGTTATTTTTGAACTTTCGTATGCCATGTGTGTCCTTACAAATACACTTTGATTCTACTAGTATTTATAAGGCAGTTTCATTTAGTAAATCTAAGTAATGCACTGTGTTGTGATTCAAACTTAAAGTTGCATACCATCCGTAATCTGTGTTAAGTGTACTTCCAAATACAGCTACTCCTTGACCTATTGCAACTCTGTGACCTAGATCATTCAATAGCGAACCGAAATATAGTACCTGTTGATTTTGTAGCAAACTTCCTGTACTAGCATTGAATATATTCCATCTAGAATCATTGCCAGGTTCTCCTACAATAATGTGACCAGCTCCTACAGCTACATCTGTTCCAAAAAAGTATTCTGTTGTAACAACTGGTCCAAGCAGCTTGAACAAGTAATTTCCTAGTAAATCATAAACATAAGCAGCACCTGCATTAGAAACAGGTCCTTCGTCTGCTAGTGGAGCTCCTACTACAACTCTGCCATTGCCAATGGCTACACTTTTACCAAAGCTATCGCCTGCTGCACCGTCTGGTGCATTGATTTTGATTTCATTGTTGCCATACAAGTCATATATGTATGCACTTCCGCTGGTTAAACCATTGTCGTCGTTGCCATAAGCACCTACTACAATTCTTCCATTGCCTATTGCACAACTAGTACCTAAATAATCTTGTTGCGCACTGTCTGTGGGTATTACCTTTTTGATAAGATTACCACCTAGTGTATAGATATAAGCAGCACCGCTGTCTGTTCCTCCTGCATCACTGTAATTGGCACCTACAACAATTCTGCCATTGCCTACTGCTACATCGCTTCCGAATGCATCACCGTCTGCGCCGTCATCTGCTGTCAATACAAATTTAGTTGCGGCAACGTTGAGCCCTGTTAATGATTGATCATAAACATGAACAGCACCTCTGTTGGTGCCTGCTGTGTCGTCTTGTGGTGCACCTAGTACTATCAAGTTGTGTCCAATGGCAACACTTTCACCCATTCTGTTGTAAACGGAAGCATTATCATGGTATCTTTCTTCGTATAATTGATTATTATCAAATTGAACACTGTTGAGGTGTGCTGCACCTCTAGAGTTACTGTAAACAGGAGATCCTTGTATTATTTGTCCAGCATTGTAGTCTATCTTAACATCAGTGCCGCCGTATGTTGTGTTGTTACCTGCGGAATTTTGTTCCTCAACAGTTGAGACAACAGTGCCTGTGGGTTGATCTGTGTTAAAAGCATACGCTGTCTTTTCATCTAGTATTACTGTGTTTGTGTTATTATCTCTAAAAGCC